ATTTACTGCGGATGCTTATGTTACTCAAACTATTGCAACAGGAACAACTGCTGCAGGAAGAGTGGTAAGTTATGATCAAACCACTGGTGTTCTTAAGTATTGGCAGGATAAAGCACTTGCTGGATTTAACACAGTTGGTGCTGCGGTTACTGAACCTACCTATGGGTTTAAATTAAATGCATTTACCTCTTCTCCTGATACTGGTGGTTCGTTAACTATCGTACCATCTACAGGTTCTAATTTAGCAATCGATACATCATTTACAGGTGTCTCTACCGTAATAAATAATAGAACCTATTACTTAGGTCAAGAGTTTACTAATGGAATTGGAAATCCTGAAGCTAAAAAATATTCAGGAAACATTATCTATGTTGATAACAGACCATCTATTACCAGATCCTCCACTCAGAAGGAAGATATTAAAATAATCTTGCAGTTCTAAAAAATCATGCCCCAGTTAACGAATTTAAACGTATCACCATATTTTGATGATTTTGACCCTGCTAATGATTATTATAGGGTATTATTCAAACCTGGATATCCTGTACAAGCACGGGAACTAACTGGACTGCAATCTATGTTGCAGAACCAAATTGAAAAATTTGGTCAACATTTTTTCAAAGAAGGTGCTAAGATAATACCAGGTAATACTTCATATACTAAGAAGTATACTTGTATTCAATTAAATAATGAATTTCAAGGGGTTCCTGTCGCTGCGTATATAGATCAATTAGTTGGTTCTACGATTACAGGTCAAACGTCAGGTGTAACAGCAACTGTAGATAAAATACTACCATCAGCTGATTCTGAGAATGGTAATCTTACTTTATATGTAAATTATATTGGATCAAGCACTACGAATAATTCAACGGAAACTTTTGCAGATGCTGAAAATTTAACAAGTGATATTACAATTTCTTCTGGACTTTTAGGGAATACTACTATATCTATTGGAAGTCCATTTGCAACAACGGTAGCTAATGGTGCAGCTGCCACTGGATCTGCTTTTCATGTAGAAAATGGTGTTTATTTTGTACGTGGACAATTTGTTGCTGTTAATCAAGAGACTCTTATTTTAGATCAGTATGGAACAAATCCAAGTTATAAAATTGGATTTAATGTATTAGAAGAAATAATTACACCTGATCTTGACGAAACTTTAAATGATAATTCGCAGGGATTTAATAATTATTCTGCTCCTGGTGCTGATAGATTAAAAATTACTTTAAATCTTTTTAAAAAATCATTAGATGATGATCAGGATGATGCTTTTGTAAATCTTGCTAGAATTGAAGATGGTGTTTTAAGATCTAAAAAAGGTTCAACTGAATATAATACATTTGCAGATGAACTTGCTCGTAGAACTTATGAAGAGTCTGGTGATTATTATGTAACTCCATTTGATGTTGCAGTTGTAAATTCTTTGAATAATAATGAAGGGAATAATGGTATATTTCAAGCAGGACAATTTACTTATGGGGGAGAAACTGCTTCCGATGATTTAGCATTATATCGTTTTTCTAGGGGTAAAGCATATGTTAGAGGATATGAAATTGAAACTGTTTCTCCAACATATCTAGATGCTAAAAAACCCAGAACAACTGCTACTTTAAAAGATCAAGCACTTGAATATAAAACTGGACCTGCTCTAAAATTAAATAGAGTTTATGGATCACCAACTATTGGTATTGGTAATACTTATGTTGTAAGTTTAAGAGATCAAAGAACAAATGCCACTCAACCTGGATCTGCTAACTTACCAGGAAAAGAAATTGGACAAGCACGAGTATATGATATAGCGTTAGAAACTGGTTCATATAGTACAAGTAATGCAAATTTAAATGAGTGGGATATATCTCTTTATGATATTCAAACAATAACTGAACTTTCAATTAATGAAGCTCCTGGACCTACAGATGGTAATAGTGGTACATTTGAGGCTGGAACATTTGTTGAAGGAAATAATAGTGGTGCTACTGGATTTTTAAGATATGGAGTGTCAGCAGGTCTTGCGTTAACACTTACTGAAACTTCAGGAAATTTTGTTAAAAATGAAGCACTTATCTTTAATGGAATTGCTAATGGAAGAGTTGCTGTAGCAGTAACAGAATATGGAGTTTCTAATATTAAATCATTATGGGGAAGCAATAATGGCGTTGTTGGTATTAATACTTTCTGTGCTGATGTAATTCAAACTACTAAATTTAATGTAGGTGTTGCTACTATTTCTCCTGCTTCAGGTGCGGGTACTATTAGTACGATTAGAAGTACTAATCCATTATTTCCAGGAACTGGTGAATTAGTAAGAATTAACGATTTAGTTCAGTTTAGTGATATTGCTTCGGCTGATAGAGATCCTATCATGGCAAGAGTTACTAGCGTTGGTACTGAGACAATTACTGTGGCTGGAGTTGCTACTGTTTCTGGCGTAGTTAATGGAGCATTACCTACAAGTGCTCTTGACGTATCTGATTTAAAAATTGTATCTACTGATTTTGAATCAGGAGATGATACTACTCTTTATACACAACTTCCTAAGCATAATGTTTCTAATGTTGATTTAACTGATGCTTCTATTTCTATAAGAAAAGTCTATGATAGTCAAACTATTGCTAATAGTAGAATAGCAAATACTTTAAGTGCTGGAGAGAATGAAACTTTCCTTCCATTTGATCCCGAAAGATATGCAGTTTTTAGGTCTGATGGCACTACTGAAGAATTAACTGCAGATAGATTAGTCTTTGATTCTGGAATGACCACTCTTGATATTCTAAATCTTAGCACTGCTACTGATAGTGGAAATGTATCTGTTGTAACTACTTTAAAGAAACTAAAACCAACTGCAAAGGTCAAGATTAAGAAGAGAGTTAATTCAATAATTGTAGATAAATCTAAATTAGAAGGATCTGGTATTGGAAGTACTTCACTCAATAATGGATTAACTTATGGTAATTATCCATATGGAACTAGAGTTGAAGATAAAACTATTTCATTGAATGTTCCTGATATTATTGACGTTTATGGAATTTTTGAAACTACTACCGTTGAAGGCACTCCCTCTGCTCCTTCAATGGATCTTATATCTATTAATAGTTCATCCACCACAACCACTGAACTCATTATAGGTGAGTATCTAATAGGACAAACATCTAATGCTATTGCTTGTGTAGCAGAAAAGAATGATTCCGATACAATCACTTATCTTTATAAGAACGACAACTTCTTTAAAGAAGGTGAAACTGTAATATTCCAAGAATCTAATGTTCAAGCTGTTATATCTGTATTAAATTCTTCTAGTGTTAATATTTCTAATGGTTATGATTTTGATAATGGACAGGAAGGAACGTTCTATAATTATGGATCTATTATAAGAAAAAATGATGTTGATGCTCCCGATAAAGCTATAAAGATATACTTTGAAAATGCTTACTATGATTCCACTGATACTGGAGATATTACCACAGTAGATTCATATAAAACTTTTAATTATGGTAATGAAATTCAATCAGTAAATGGACTCTCTAATTCCGATATGATTGATATTAGACCTAGAGTTGCTGATTATACAGTAAGTGAAGGTTCTAATTCTCCATTAACATTTGCAGGAAGAACATTTACACAGGCAGGTCAAACTGCAACTAATATTCTTGCATCAGATGAATCTATTGTTATAGATTTTTCTTATTATCTTGGAAGAATTGATAGAGTTTTCTTAACCAAGGATGGCAAGTTCCAAGTTCTTTATGGAACTCCTGCAGAAGATCCTCAAATGCCAGGTGTAGTTGATGAAGCTTTGGAAGTTGCTCAAATAACACTTCCTGCTTACTTATACAATGTTACCGATGCTTCGATTAATTTCTTAGATTATAAGAGATATACGATGTCTGATATTAATAAACTTGAGAATAGAATTAGAAATTTAGAATTCTATACAAGTTTATCTTTATTAGAAACTAATACTGCTAATTTCTTTGTTCCTGATTCTGATGGATTGAATAGATTTAAATCAGGTTTCTTTGTAGATAATTTTGAGACCTTTAGTGCTCAAGATACTAAATTTAAAGTTAATAATAGTATTAATCCTAAAAAGAATGAGTTGAGGCCGAGTCATTATACTAACTCAGTAGATGTGCAATTTGGTCCTGTTGTTAATACGGATGATACAGCAGATTTAGATTTCAATACCATTACTGGTATTAATATAAGAAGACATAAAGATCTTATTACTCTTGATTATTCTGAACAAGAGTATATAAAACAACCTTTTGGATCTAGAACAGAATCGGTTACTCCTTTCATTGTTGCTTATTGGATGGGAGTTTTGGAATTAACTCCAGAATCAGATACTTGGGTTAATACTGTAAGATTGGATCCTCGTATCGTTACTAGAGAAGGTGATTTTGCATCTACAGTAGCAACCATGTCTGCCACTGCTGGATTTGATCCTCAAACAGGATTAGGACCACAGATATGGGGTTCTTGGTCTGATTTCTGGACAGGAAATAGAACAAGAACTGATCGCACTGTAGGAGGACGTAGGCATACTCACCGTACTATAACAAGAGGAGATTGGAGAATATGGCAAACTGTTCAGCAGCAACGAGTAGAAGTTGAAGAGACTGTTAGAAGCAGCCGTTCTGGTACTCAGCAAAGAATTGTTGAAGATTTCAGTCAAAGGGAATCTCAAGGTGATAGGGTTATTAGTAGAGATCTCGTACCCTTTATGAGACAACGTAATATTCAACTTGTTGGAAAGCAGAATAAACCAAATACTCGTTTATATGCATTTTTTGATGGAGTAGATGTAACTAAATTTGTTACTCCTAAATTGCTTCAAATAAGTATGACATCTGGTACATTCCAGGTAGGTGAAAGAGTAACAGCTACTGTAAATGGTGCAGGAAGAGATACATGGTTTACTGCTGGAGGATCAACCCCAGTAATGTATTTCAGGGTAGCACAATCCAATCATAAAGAAGGTCCATATAATGCTCCAACTAAAACCTATAGTGCAAATCCATACAATGATAATGAAGTTGTTCCTATAACTTATTCTGCTACTTCTACATTAATTAATTTGGATACTGCTTCCCTAGCAAGTCAAGTGGAAACTGGAGGATATCATGGATTTGTTGAACCTGATATGATTTTAGTGGGAGAAAGTAGTGGTGCTGAAGCTACTATTACTGACTTAAAACTTGTTAGTGATATAAGTGGTTTCTTTGGAGGAACATTCTTTATACCAGATCCTAATATTACTGTTTTCCCTAAATTTACTGCTGGTACAAAGCAATTGAAATTGACAAGTGATCCAGATAATACTCCAAGTTTGGAAGCTACTTCTGTGGCACTTGATAATTTCTCATCTCAAGGATTCCTTGAGACTATTCAGGAAACTATTGTAGCGACAAGAAACGCACGGATTATAACGGACACTATAAGTGATACACGGCAATCTGGTAGGGTTGTTGGTACGGAATGGGTTGATACTTCAGTATCAAATTCAGGTAGATGGCGATGGAGAAATAATGGAGATCCTCTTGCTCAAACATTTGAAATTGAAGATAAAGATGGTGTTTTTG